GGTGCTGTTGCAGGTATGATTGCAGGAGCTTACTATGGTATTGAACGTATACCAAAACGCTTCTTGAAAGATTTACAATGGTATGATAAAATATTTGATACCGCAGTACAACTATATGAATTGAGAGGAATGCATGACAAACTTACCTAGATATACACAATCACAAAAGTATGCTGATGGTACTAGGTTTTATCGTTTTAACCCACCTCAAAAATATATTGAGTTAGGTTTGGTACAAAGAGAGAGCTTGGGCAGTATGAGTAAACCTGCCTTTGCTCGTGCCAAAGAACTAAATAATATAATATCTGAGCATCAAGAGATGGAAAGACAAGCGAGACAAAACATACCAAGAACTTTGTATCAGGTGGTAGCAGTTTACTATCAGTCTTACTACTATATTAAACTAAAACACAAGACACAGTTACAATACAAACAATTTATTGACACTGCTTTATCTACTTGTATAAACAATTATCAGTTGTCGAAGGTAGATATAAAAAATATCTCTGCTGTTATGGCTAATCGTGCCTATCAGGAGTGGTTAACGAGAGGTGTACACATGGCTAATCATATTTGTAGTGCTATGAGTATGGTCTACAATTATGCAATAAATACAGGGTATTGTGAGGTGAACCCATTCTCACGTATTAAGAAGGAGACACCACAACAGAGAAAAATAGTTTGGACAAAAGAAAATATAACAAAATTTCTTGACGTTGCATACTCAGATTTTGAGTATAGAAATGTGGGATTGATATTTCAAATGACATACGAGTGGTGTCAGCGTCTTGGTGATATAAGAATGTTGACATGGGATAGCATAAACTTTGACAATCAAACACTCAGTATAGAACAATCTAAGCGTAGAGCAGAAGTGCATCTACCTATTGAAGATGATTTATTTGATATGCTTAGTCAACAGCACAAAGACTTTGGTTTTCAAGAGTATGTTGCGCCCTATTACAAGCCTAAGAATGGGGTGTACGTACCCTATGATATGGAATTACTGTCTAAAGTAGGACGTAGGCTGATGAATATGGCAGGATTGCCTGACACATTACGCATGATGGACTTACGTAGAACAGGTACAACTGAAATGCTATCGGCTGGTGTCGGATTAGGACAAGTGATGGCGGTTACAGGACACTCACATCCTCAATCAGTAAAACCATACATGAAAAATACTTTGTCAAGTGCAAATTATGCCTTGACACAGAGAAAAAACCATGATAAAAGCATTACAAGTGCCGAAAAGGAAAGTGATATACATGTATAATATATATAAACATATAAGTGATATAGATGTAAGTGTAGGAGAAACAAAGAGAATGAATTGTCCTATGTGTAATGGGTACAAGACATTTACAATCACTAATAATATGGGTTCTCTTGTATGGAACTGCTATAAAGCCTCGTGTAGTGTCTCTGGTGGTACTCGTGTGCATATGTCTATCGATGACATACGAAAGGGATTCTCTGGTGCTGAGAACGTAGCTAATGGTATTGATTTTGTATTACCTGAGTGTGTTGTACCAATCAAAGATAAGATAGAGGGTCTTAACTTTCTACACAGGTGGGGCATAACTCACATGCGACACGAGGTTATGTACGATGTGAAGGAAGACAGAGTTGTGTTTCCTATTGTACATGATGGCAAGGTTATTGATGCAACAGGACGAACCATAGGAAAAAAGTTACCTAAATGGAAAAGATATGGAAAAAATAACTTGCCTTATTCTTTTGGGTATGGTAAGGTAGCTGTAGTTGTTGAGGACTGTGTGAGTGCCGCAGTTGTTGGCAGTGAGGTTTTTGTTGGGGTAGCTGTGTTGGGTACTTCACTGCATGAATCACACAAGAGGTATCTCTCGCAGTTCTCTACAGCTATAATTGCCTTAGACCCAGATGCATTACCCAAGACACTAGCTATTGCAAAGGAACTAAGAGGTCACGTTAACACAGTAAAGGTACTAAGGTTGACTGACGATTTAAAATATCGTAACCCTATCGATATACAAAACTTGAACAACACAGGAGTAACATAATGGAATTATCTTTAATACGTAGCCTGATGGATAAGTCATTCTATGATGACCATCGTGGCGCACGTTGTCCAGATAGATTGTTTAGCAAAGATGTTCGCAAGATAAAGCAAGCTATTGACAGTGCCATGACTCAATATGAGAGGACAGTCAATCCAGATGAGATAGAAGCACTGTTCATGGCAAACAATCCATCTATGACTACTGCACAAAAGCAAGCTTACTCAGCTTTGTTTGCACAGATAAAGAAAGAACAGCCTATGGGTAACGATGTATCCCAAGAGGTTTTATCTAAATTGTTTCAGCAAGTCATTGGAGAGGACATTGCTAACTTAGGATTTGATTATGTCAATGGTGACAAGTCTAGCCTTGAGCCTTTGCGTATGCTATTGGAACAGTATGGTGATGACTTCACACCTAACTTACAGGTAGAGTGGGATGACATTGAGATAGATACTTTGTTGGCAAAGGCAGACCTAGAAGCTAGGTGGACATTCAATATACCCTGCCTTACTCGTAAGGTAGAGGGTGTTAATGCAGGACACTTAATTGAGATAGGTGCTAGACCGAACACAGGCAAGACATCTTTTCATGCTAGTCTTATTGCATCACCCAATGGCTTTGCTCATCAGGGTGCAAACTGTATTATCCTATGTAATGAAGAAGGATATCATAGAGTTGGTGCAAGATATCTAACTGCAGCCACAGGTATGACGATGCGAGAGATAAAGCAGAACCCATCCAAAGCAAGAGACTTGTATGCGCCTGTCAAAGAAAGGATAAAGATTAAGGATGCAACAGGACGTGACATGGCATGGGTAGAGAGCATATGCAAAACGTACAAACCTGATGTAGTGTTGCTAGATATGGGAGACAAGTTTGCTAAGACTGCAGGTTTTGCAAGAGCAGATGAAGCACTCAAAGCAAATGCAATACATGCTCGTATGATTGCCAAACAACATGAGTGTGCCATGTTTTATATGTCTCAGTTATCTGCTGATGCAGAAGGTAAGGTTCTTCTCAATCAGTCTATGATGGAAGGGAGTCGCACAGGAAAAGCCGCTGAAGCTGACCTGATGGTGTTGATTGCAAAGAACCCTGTGGCTGACGGACAAGATGAAGAGGATACACAAAGACATTTGAATGTAGTAAAAAATAAGTTGACAGGATGGCACGGTGTGGTACACTGTGAATTAGAATATCAAACAGCGAGGTATACAGGATGAAGTTAACACTTGACGTAGAGAATACAGTAACAAAAAGAGATGGCAAGATGCACCTTGACCCATTTGAGCCTACTAATTCTTTGACTATGGTAGGAATGTTAACGGATACAGGTTTGGAAAGACGTGTGACATTTGACCATAGTGATGCTGTACCAACACCTAATGGGCATGAGCAGGTACAAGAGTGGTTAGACAAAGCGACTGTATTGATAGGACACAACATTGCCTATGATTTAGTTTGGTTGTGGGAGTCTGGCTTCAAGTATGATGGTGCGGTGTTTGATACGATGCTTGTTGAGTATGTATTACAAAGAGGTATAAAAGAACCTTTGTCATTAGAAGCATGTGCGAATAGGTATGAGTTAGATACTAGAAAAGAAGATACACTAAAAGAATACTTTGCGAAAGGTTATACTACACGTGATATTCCTTTAGTCGAATTGTCTCAGTATCTTTCTTCAGACCTACATGCTACTCAACAATTAGCAGATAGGTTATATGCAAGACTGAATACACAGATGGATTCTAGTTTGATGTCTACAGTTTTATTGACTAACAAAGTCGCTGTATCATTGGCTAAGATATATCATACAGGATTCAAGGTAGACCTATCTAAGTTAGATGAAGTTAAAAAAGAATTTGAAAAGGAGAAATTAGAACTAGAATCAAAACTAACAGTACACGTAAATAAATTAATGGGTGACACTCCTATCAATCTAAATAGTCCAGAGCAATTGTCTTGGGTTATATATGGTAGGAGAGTCATCGACAAAACAGAGTGGGCTAATCGTATAGATAATTACATGGAAGAAAGTTTATTCAGAAATTTGATACAGAGCCACACTTCTGTTTTGTATAAAACAAAAGCAGAAAAATGTAACGAATGTAATGGAGAAGGATATGTTCAAAAGTTTAAGAAAGATGGCAATCCCTACGCAAGAAAAAACAAATGTCAAGTCTGTGACACGAAGGGGTTCTTATTCAAAGATACAAATGAAAGAGCAGGACTCAAGTTCAAGCCACCGACACCAAAGTGGGCAAGTGCTAATGGGTTTTCTACTAGCAAAATAAACTTGGAAATATTGGAGAAGTCAGCTAAAGCAAAGGGCATGACAGATGCGGTAGATTTCTTGGTAATGGTAAGAAGACTTAGTGCATTGGATACTTATCTGTCATCTTTCGTAGATGGTATACAGACACATACTAAGCAAGATGGTATGCTTCATGTTAGTCTTATGCAACACAGAACAGCAACAGGAAGACTGTCTGGTTCTAATCCTAACATGCAGAACATGCCACGTGGCGGTACGTTTCCTGTAAAGAAAGTGTTTATATCTAGGTTTGAAAAAGGTAAGATAATGGAAGCGGATTTTGCACAGCTAGAGTTTCGTGCGGCCGCTTTCCTTTCACAAGATGAGGTAGCAATTGAAGAAGTTAAAACAGGTTTTGATGTTCATAGTTACACCGCTAAAGTTATTAGCGATGCAGGTCAAAAGACTAGCCGTCAAGATGCAAAGGCTCATACGTTTGCTCCGCTTTATGGCGCAACTGGATATGGGCGAACTAGAGAGGAGAGTGCGTACTACGAACACTTCACAGAAAAATACAAAGGAGTCGCATCATGGCACTCCCGATTGGCTAAAGAAGCTATAAATACAGGTATGATTACAACACCATCGGGTAGACAATTTGCATTTCCTAATGTGGAACGTAGAGCTAATGGTAAAATATCACATTTTACACAGATAAAGAACTATCCTGTTCAGTCTTTTGCAACAGCCGATATAGTTCCAATTGCATTGATGTATATAGAACGCTTGCTTTCTGATATGAAATCGTGTATAGTAAATACAGTACATGATAGTATAGTAATTGATGTACATCCAGACGAGGAGAAACAAGTAATATACATTATACATGCTACTAATAAAGAACTTCCTCTTTTAATAGAGCAAGAATGGAATATTAAATTTAATGTACCATTATTATTAGAAGCAAAAATAGGCAATAATTGGCTTGACACGAAGGATGTATCCTGATATAACTATAAAACTTTTTAAATAAATGGAGTATAATATATGTCACAATTGACAACAATAGATACAAATAATTATGCGGCTATGGCTAAAGCTATGGGCATAGCCAATGAAGCACAAACCAAAGCTAAGTCAAGTTCATTAGCTAGACTTAGAATAAACCATTCACCTATTATGGGTGACATGGAAATCAATGGTAAAAAGATTACAGCAGAAGCAGTACAAGGTGGAACATATAAGTTAGAGATACCTGAAGGTGATACCTATTACTCTTCTTCTGTTGTGATACGCCCATACATGCAAAGACTTATGTATAAAAGGTTTATTAAAGGTGTGGGCGAACAACCTAATCGCTATGTAAAAACTATCATGCATGATACTCTCAATGTAGATTTGAAAGATAATGATGGTGGTTTCAACTGCGGTAAACCTGCAGGATATGTTCAAGACTTTAGTTCACTGCCTGAAAAGACACAGGATTTAATCAAACAGATTAAACGTGTTAGGGTAGTGCTTGGAACAGTCAAGTTAACTGAGCCTGTAAATAATAAAGGTGAAGAAGTCAAGATAAGCGAGACACCTTTTATATGGGAGATAGATAATAGAGATGCTTTTAAAACTGTTGGCGGTAGCTTTACGCAACTTGCTAAGATGCAGAGATTACCTGTCCAACATTTGATAACAGCAAATACCGAAGAGCGAAAGCTCCCTAATGGTAACAGCTTCTATCTGCCTATTGTATCTTTAGATGTATCAAATACATTGAAACTTACAGACAATGAACAAACCATGTTCGCAGACTTCATGGCATGGATTGATAACTACAATAGCTACATAGCAAATGCTTGGCAAGAGAAAGCAAACAGTCAAGTAGATGATGATGAAGCTGATATTGTGGATAACTTAGTGGACATAGATGAAGAGGAAGTAGCTTAATGAAACACCCTGCTGAACTGGCTGTACATCAGTATATGGAAGATGCTGTCAAAGGCACGTCTTCTATGTCTGAAGATACAATAAATCAAGTTGCAAAAGATATACAAGAAGCTTTGCATCGCCAGTTTGGTGGAGCAAAAAACAGAAGCGACTTTAAACTTCGTATGTCTAATGTGGGTAGAGCGACATGCCAACTTTGGTACGATAAAAACAAACCCGAAGTTGGTGTGCCTCTTCCAACCACATTTGTAATGAACATGATGATTGGAGACATCGTTGAAGCTGTCTTCAAAGGACTACT